TGTTACCAGTATACAAATTAACAATTAATGATGAAGATGAAACGGGTGTAGACTACAATGCGTTTGTAGATACTCCGGCACATCTTAAAGCTTTCGTTTCATTTAATGAAGCTATACCTTACAACTTTGCAGAAGAACAAAGGATCGTAACGGGTGTAATGATGAGTGCAAATACATTAATTTATAGAAATTCTCCTGACATTGGAGAGCATCAAGTTTTCTTTGATGTTCCAACGATCAAACAAATAGTATTAAAATTCTTTAGAAATTCATTTGGTAATAACGTAAATAGAATGCACGACAATAGAGATATTGTTAAAGGTGCTACAATGTTTGAAAGTTATTTACTAAATTCTGAGAAAGGAATTAACCCACCATTAGCATTTGCTAAACAAAATCTTCAAGATGGTACTTGGATTGCTTCATATAAAATTGAGGATAACCAACTATGGAACGAGGTTAAGAGTGGTAAATTTCAGGGGTTCTCAGTAGAGGGAATTTTTGAGCGTATGCAAGTAAATTTAAAATCAAATAATAAACAACAAATGAGTAAACAAGAAGTAAGTGGAAAGACTTTCTTCGAGCGTGTGTTTGGAAAAGCGACGTTTGAAGATGAGCCAGTTGCAGAAGTTGAAGTATCATTTACTGATGTAACCGCAATAGATGGAACTGTTCTATCTTACGAGGGTGATCTAGCAATTGATGTTCCAATTTTCGTTACTGATGCGGATGGTAATAAGTTACCAGCACCCGAAGGTGATTACCAAGTAACAGATGCAGAAGGTAAGACCTTAGTAATTTCTGTAAATGCTAATGGGTTAGTTGCTGAGTTTTCAACAGTAGAAGAAGAAGCAGAAGATGTTGAATCAGAAATGAAAAGCGAAATCTTAACAGAAGTAGCGGAAGTAATGAGAAAAACTTTGGAAGCAACATTCGCTAAGATTGAAGAATTAACTGAGGAAGTTAAAAAATTGAAAACAGAAAAAGAGAGTAAATTCTCAGCGACTGCAAAAGTAGGAGCGAACAAAGAAAGTAAAATGACAATATCACAAATGATTAATAATAAAAAATAAGATGAGTAAATTAAAAAACCAATTAAAAGAAAAATTTGATTACGATGTTGCTTTGATCCCGGCGTGGACTGACAACACAATGCCTAACGTAATCACTGACTTGATCGAGAATTCTACATTCCTTTCAAAGTTAACAGTTGAAGAAGGTGTTAAAGGAACAAAAGAAATCGCTTTATTGAATGCTGATATTGCACTTCAAGCGAAAGTTGCGTGTACTCCTTCTCCTGATGGATCGGTTATCTTCACAAAAGAAAACTTAACTACTGTTCCATTGTATATGGGTATTGAGTTCTGTAATGAGGACTTAAACGGTAAAATGACACAAGTATTAAACGTATTAGGATTGAAAAGACAAGATGGACAACTTCCAGCTGCTTTAAATGAAATCTTAATGGCTTACTTGATGAAACAAGCACAACGTAAAGCACAAAGATTAGCAGTATCAGGAGATACAACTTCTTTAGATGCTGAACTTGTTTTAATGAATGGTTTACGTCATAGATTAGTGAATGATGCAGACGTATTAACTTACAATGCAACTGACGCTACAATGACAGATTCAAATGCATACACACAAGCATACGGTGTTTACAAGGCTATTCCAGCTGAATTGTTTGATAACGGAATGGAAGTTGCTATTTATACTGGACGTACAGAAGCTCAAAAAATCATTGCTCAATGGAATACTTCTAATCCTTACGATAGAATCGTATTCACAGAGGAAGGAGCATCTTTATCTTTCGTTTTACCACAAACAGCTGTAAAGGTTGTTACTTTACCTGAATTAAACGGTAAATCTGAAATGTACGCTATTCCTTTATCTTTAGTATTCTTAGGTGTTGATTCTCCAGAAGATATGTCTTTCGATGTTAAATACAACGAGTACACAGATCAATTGAAAGCAGAAGCATCTTTCAGATTAGGTATTGCTCACGTTTGGGGTCAATACTTTGTAAGATTACATTTATTAAATTCTTAATTTATAAACTATGTGTGAAATACTAGAGGGTAAAAACTCAGTATGTGATTCAGTAGGTGGTATTCAAAAAGTAGTCGGTTGGAACACAGCCGACGCTACTACCACCGAAGCGAATGGAACTATCTCAGCACTTTCATTAACGGGAGGAAAATACGGACACGTTTTCTTTATCGAAATGGAAACTGCGAAATTCAATGCTAATCGTATTGGAGATAGAAAAAACCAATCAATCGCATACGAGCAATCAGGAACAATGTACTTAGCGGGTAATACTGCAACAGACATTGCTAATTTAGAAGCATTAGAAATTGCTAGAACTACTTTTGCAGTTGAATTAAACGATGGAACATGGGAAGTTTTCTTTTTGAAAAACGGAGCAATGGTTTCAGGTGTTAGAGATTCAGGTCAGGCTTATGAAGATGCTAACGGTAATACGTTAACATTGTCAGGTAAGGAAAAAAACAGACCTTACAAAATTTCTAGTGGTTTAATTACTGCAATTTTAGATCCAGTATCTTAATTTTAAATAATTAATTAAAATTTAAAACCTTGTTATTAATTTAACAAGGTTTTTTTTGTAACTTTGAACTATGTCAATATCAATAACAAAAAATTCTTTAAACGTAATAGCCTTAACTTTATCTGAGTTAGAGGATTCTACCTTAGATGTAAATTGGTTATTTAGATTTATTCACGAGCAAGGAAAACACGAAAGTTTTGTATATCTACCTGACTTAAACGTGAGTACTGCGAGATATAATTTATTCAATCTATTGGAAGGAACAGATATAACATTTACTAAGTTAGGAAGTTATATTTACGAAGTGTATCAAATGCCTGATGGTGGATCTTTAGATTATACTTTAGGGATAAGATGCGAAATTGGTAAAATGAATGTAAAAGATAGTATAATAGTTGTGCCTAATTCATTTGAGCCAACATTAATAGCAAATATATATGGAGGGGAAACAATCAGCTAGTTATAACGAATTTAGAGAAGTACCATTAATCGAACCTAGTGAAGTAGTAACTAGAGAAGGTTGGGTTAAATGGGGTTCAGATAATCTTTATCCTCAGTTTTTATGGAAATTATACTATGAAAGTCCTATTCACGGTGGAGTAGTGAATTCAAAAGTTACTTATATCACAAGTGGAGGTTTGAAGTATTCAGGTTCTGAGAATTGGGATGAGATTAATAAAAATGGACGTTCAAAATATACATTAGATGAATTAGTAGAACAGTTCGCTATCGATCAGGAAGTTTCAGCAAGTTATTACATTCTATGTAAGTATGATGCTTTAAATGAGATTTGGAGTTTAGAACATATACCATTTGAATTGATCCGAGTTAATGAAGCCGAGAATATATTTTACTATTCTGAGAATTGGGCTACATCAAGACAAAACGATAAAACTAAATTTAAAACATATACAAGTTTTTTCAATAGAACGAGCGAAACAAGTGAATGTATTTTATGTGTTAAAGACAAATCAAGACAATACACGCTAGAACATAACAAATTAACAAGTGGTTACTATCCTATTCCTTCGTATAGTGGTGGTATTGATGCAATTTTAACAGATATAGAGATAAATTTCTTTAGATTGTCTGAGGTTTATAACGGTTATAAAGGTGGAACAATCTTATCACTTAACAACGGTGTACCTTCATCACAAGAAGAACAAGACCAAATTGTAGACAGTTTAAAATTAAGTGCGACAGACAAACGTAAACAAGGCGGAATAGGTGTTACTTTTTCAGATGGTAAAGATAGAGAACCAAGTATCGTACAACTTAACGGAAATGATCTAGACAAACGATATATCGCAACAGAAAGTGGATTGATGCAAAAGATTATGATCTCGCATAGTGTGATAAATCCAAAGTTATTCTCTGTCATGCAAAACAATTCCTTGTTTGATTCTAATTTGGAAGCAGATTATAAATTATTTATAAATACATATGCTAAACGTAGACAAAGAAATATTGCAGATAGTTTAAATTATGTTTTAGCACAATTAAATGGAATGACTGGAGAAATAGAATTTAACGAATACGATCTATTTGTTAAACCTATCGAACCAATACAAGTTGCAGAACCAACTACATTTTCAGCTGATAAATCAACAGAAGAAGTATTAGAACATTTTAAAAACTGTGGTACTTCAAAAGAAGGGATCACTATTCTACATTCAGACGAATTCAAATTTAATTCAGACGATGAAATTATAGATACTTTCTTCAAAGATTCATTTGCGAATGTAACAGAAACACAAGGTCGAATTATAACGATGTTACAAAACGGAGAGTCATACGATGCTATTGTTAAGGCTTTAGATTTAAAACCAATCGAAGTTACACAACAGATTTTAAAGTTGCAGAGTTTAGGTTATCTTGAAGGTGGTAAGCCAACAAGTAGAGGACTAAAAGAAACGGTAACTAGAGAAAGTATATCTGTTGTTTATTCGTATGAAAAACGTCCTGATGCTCCTGACTTAGTAAAGGGTGGTAAATCTAGACCATTTTGTGAAACATTGGTAAGAATGGATAAAGTATATTCACGAAGCGAAATAGATTCGATCAGCAACGCAATAGGTAGGGATGTTTGGTATTATAGAGGTGGATGGTATCATAACCCTGAGAACAATGTAAACACTCCTTCATGTAGACATTTTTGGAAACAAAACGTAATTATAAAATAATATGAGCAACGCTTTTTTAATTTCAGCATACAATTTAAAGGAACTTTCTTTAATTCATGGGAATGTAGAAGATAGTATCTTAACACCTACTATTAGAATAGTTCAGGACACTACTATCGAGCCAATTATCGGCACGTCTTTATACACTAGACTATTAGAAGGTATAGATGCTAACGATCTTAATGCTGATGAAGTACTATTAATGGATAGTTACATCATTCCAGTACTTGCAATGGGGTGTAATTTAGAAACTGTTTTAACAACTACCTACCAACTACGAAACAAAGCAACGGGAATAACTAACGATGAGTGGCTAAAAGGTGCTAGTGAAACAGAAATAAACCGTATTCAAGATAATTTTAGAAGCAAATTAGAGCATTATAGACAGAAACTAATTAACTATCTTAAATTTAACTCAGGTAAATACCCTGAATACAACGATTATTTCAGTTCTCCTGATGCTTTCTTCGATTGTTTGACATTTGGAACGGAAGGAATTGCACCTGATAGAGGACAACCAAAAGTAAATATATCATTTAGATAATGAAAACTCCATTAAATATAGTAAATAAGGAATTAAAAGCAATTTCTGACAGTCATTTGCAGATCAATGATTACCATTGGGGTGATTTTGTTGAGGCTATAAATGTTAAAACTGTTCAATATCCGTTGTGTTGTTCATTTGCACAAGGAAATAGTTTCGCAAAAAACACTATTCCGTTACAATTAACTATTGTTATTGCTGATAAATACCTTAAAAACCAAAGAGAAGGTAATTTAAACGACGTTGAGAGTGATACTTTACAGATTGCTAGAGATTTTTACGAGGTTATTAATAGTTCACCTAGATGGAATAATTTAGGTAGAGTAGATTCCGCAACGTGTAGCAAGTTTTTAAACAAGGGTGCTGATGAATGTGCTGGATGGATATTAACTATTGGCTTTACATTAAGAGATTCAGCGAGTATTTGCGATTTACCAATGCAAGGCTATGATTTCGAGATCAATTCTAATATGCAAGTATGTGCGGATGTAATTATAATTAATTCCGATAATACATTTAGTTATGTAGCATCTAGTGGAGATACTTACATTCTACCTGACACAACATTTACTGTTAATGTTAATAGTGTATTTAAAGAAACTATATCAATACCTACTTTAGGATGAAAAATTTTATAAATCCATTAGCATTTACAGATGATCTTACTGAGTTAGACAATAGCGATCTTATTCTAGTTAGAGATGCTAGTAATAATAAAAAGAATACACAAATACCATTCAGCAACTTTGTAGCGAGTGTGAGTAGTAATATATCTAGTGGAAATATTGTTTTTGTTGCTAGTAAAACAGATCTACCAACTGCGGTTAGTGGTGTTATAACCTTAGCAACTGCAATAAGTTATTTCTTCACTACAACAGTAGACTTATTAGGGGATAGGATTGTATGTGGATTGAATACAGTTATACTAGGAGCAAGTTCAGAAAACTGTTATATCAAATCTACGGGGTTAAGTTCATCAACTGCATTAATTACTTCCGTTTATTCTTTACCAATTAGAAACATATCATTCACTCACGGTAAAGTATTCAATCTTGATGGTGATGGAACAACAACCGCAATAGATTGGTTCGGAATTAACTTTGTAGACTGTGCAACGATAGGAACTATAAAAGACTATACTAACTTTGTAATGGGTGATAGTGCTTTTCTTAATTCTAGTGGAATGACTTTTGATGGTTCTATTGGTACTATTGCTTTCGGGAACTGTTTATTCGATACTTCAAGCGGTGGGACTGCTATAACTTTAGCAAGTACATTAACTGTTACTAGACGTTTCAGAATAATTTACTCTTCATTCGTTACTTTGTCGGGGGAAACTTCTTTAAACGTTTCGGCAAGTGCGACGATTTCAGATGAGAGATATATTTTAGATACGGTTAACTTCTCAGGCGGTGGAACGTATATTAGTGGAGTTACTCAAACAAGTAATAAAACGCTATTTACTAATTGTGTAGGGATTGCGAATACAACTACTAGAGGATTCTATTATATGGTTAACAATACAACAGATACCCCTATAGGAGTGCCGAATGTTAACGTATGGGTAAAAGCATTAGGAACAACAACCGCAGATTCAAACAATTCTAAATTTAGTCATTCAAGTAATAGGCTAACTTATTCAGGTGCTTTTAATACTTCGTTTTTAATTACTGTTAATACTGCAGTAAGAGCAGGAGCAAGTAATCAGAATATTAGTATAGGTATTGCTAAGAATGGTACGATACTACCAAATTCAGAAATGACAATTAGAACTTCAACAAGTAATCAAGAGCATCCTGGTTCTACTCAATATCAAATTGATTTAGTAACAAACGATTACGTTGAGTTATTTGTAAAGAACAATCAGCAAACAGATGTAAGAGTTTCAGATTTAAATTTCTCAGTAGTAAAAATTCTAGTGTAAAATAATATAATGTTAAAAATTTAACTAAATTTGTAATATGAGTACAATTAATATTAACGTTTCAAAAACAGACATGGGATTGGATCAGGTAGATAATACTTCTGATCTTAACAAACCTATTTCAACTGCAACACAAACCGCTTTAGATAATATAGATCTTCAAAGCGTAACAGACTCAGGTAACACAACTACTGACAATATCGCATTTACAGGTGCAGTTGGTGTTTTATTTGACAATACATCGACTTTAAGAAAAGGAACTATTGACGCTGGTTATGGTGGTGCTAAGGGTATTGCTCAGGTTTGTGCAGTTGGTTACGAATTGAAATGGGAAGCGGGTCGTTTATATATAATGGGTGATGGTGGTACTACTATAAGAGAAGTATCTCACAATTTCACAACTACACCATCAGCAACAGATGATAATACAAAAGGTTTTATTGTTGGAAGTAGATGGATATTAGACAACGGAGATTTATATGTATGTACAGATGTAACAACTGCAACTGCGGTTTGGGTTTTACAAACTATCGATGCAAGTCCAACAGATGGAAGTACTAAGGCAGTTTCTTCAAACGGTGTATTTGATGCTTTAGCGTTGAAACAAGACACTCTAAGCGGTGGAACAACTAACAGACTAACTAAGTGGAGCAGTTCATCAGCGATAACAAGTTCATTAATACAAGACAACGGAACAACCTTAAGTATAGGCACAACTCCAGTTGCTAACAACCTTTTTAAAATATCTTCCAACGCAACAGATACGACGTTAGTTTCTGAAAATTCTCAGGCTTCGGGGGTTGGTATCTCAGGAAGTTCAAGCGGTTCAAATGGTGTTGGTGGTTCATTCACCTACAAGTGT